CGGAGGAACAGCAGGTTGAGTTTCCTTCAACTGAGGGAGTTTTGGCCTCTTCTCAGTCTAAAAGAGTGCTTGATTGCACCTCTCAACCTGCTATAGATTTACCNANCGAGTCGGACGAGGGAAACGTGGTCAAGAGTGCCTCAAGCTCCTCAAGCCCCATAGCCTTAGACACAACTCAATGGACAGAAGGGTTTGATATTAAAGACCCTGTGGAGTTGTTGTTCATGTTGGACGACGACATTAAGTCTGGTGAAGTTACTCTACATCCTTGGCAAGCTGAGTTCATGTATGATTTTGCTAGAGAGGAGCATTGCAAAGATGTACCCTTCTATGCTGCTGTTAGAGCTGCCAATGGTTCTGGTAAGGATAAGTATATAGTTGCTGCTTGTGTTGTCTGGCTCTGCATGAGATATAATCAGGCTCGTGGGGTAGTTACTAACGGTTCCGGAACTCAGCTTGATAACCAGACAGAGAAGTATATTAGGTATCTTTGTCAACGAGCGAACGCCATATTTGCTGGTGGGAAAGAACTCATCTGGAAGTGCAACTACCGCTATTATGAATGTATTGTCACACAATCTCCAGTCATTCTCTTTGCAACGGACGAACCAAATAAAGCAGAAGGATACCACCCTCTAAAAGCTGGTGGGAAGATGGCTATCTTTGCTTCTGAGGCTAAAGCTATTCCGGATACTATATTCACTGCGCTTACTCGATGCACTGGTTATACTCATCGTGTGGATGTCTCAAGTCCGGGACTCCCGATGGGCTACTTCTATAATGTATGCACCAACTCATTAAAGAGGAAAGAGCTAGATAGTATCATTAATCTGCCCCCTTCCTCAGTCATTGAGTACCACGTTACCGCATTTGATTGTCCTCATATCACTCCGAATGAGATAAAAGCTTTTGCTGACAAATTACCCTCTGGTGAGAATGACCCTGTCTATAAGTCTGGTATTCTAGCTGAGTTTACTACTACAGATGAGATGGTAGTCATCCCTTATGGATTCATTCATTGGGCTGTCAATAAGGCGAAAGATGAAGTCAAGTGGATTCAAGAACCTTATAATAAGGGTGGTCTAGATTTGTCTGATGGCGGTGCTGAGACTGTGTTGATAGTTAGGAACGGTAATAAGCATCTTAAGACTATCCCCTTCAAGTTTGAAGACACACAAGATACTATCGATTTCCTAGAGAATCAGTTTGCTGAGAATGGTTTAGACCACAAAGAAGCATTAGTATTTGCTGACTGTTGTGGTATTGGTAAGCCAATGATTGACGCTCTTAAGCGGCGCGGGTGGTCTAACATGAGGTATGTAGACTCTAGAGCTAAGTCAAGTGACAAGAAGGTATACTTTAATCGTGGTACTGAACTTTTCTTCAATGTCCGAAAGCTCCTAGAGCGTCATGAACTGCTAGTAGAATATGATAAGCTCCTTATGGCTCAGTTGTCTGGTAGATACTATAAGTTGAAAGATGGTACTGTCAGACAGCTATTGACCAAACTGGAGCAGCGTTCTAGAGGTTATCCTTCTCCTGACCGTGCTGATGCTTTCAATCTAGCGTTCTGGGATTATAAATCTACCAGAGTATTCGATAACTATAGGTCTGAGGCTCCTTCGCCAGTCACCGAGGAAGTGGAAGAAGAGAAGCCACAGAGTGAATTTTCTTTGAGAGTGTGGGCTAATGATGAGCAATCGTCGCTTGCTGCCTTTCAAAGAAATGTCAGTAAAAAACAACCAATCGACCGTCTACAAAAAGAACTAGATAGATGGTCACAGAGTAGAAAGAACTAATATGGATAAGTGCCCACAATGCGGTTACGTTGAGAAACCTAAAGCTAACAACGCTCACACCATCATGAACCATTACTTCGGCTCCAATGGAGTTGATGGGTTCATGAATAGAACTGAAGAGACGTTTAAGACTATGGGTAAAGATGATGTTGAAGTTGTCTGGACTCGTAAAGATGTAAAAGAAAAGGCTGATGCTGCTAAAGCTCCCGCCCCCAAGACTCCTACAACTCCCACTAAATAATCTTATGGCTAAAATTAAAGACGATGCAGTTGAAGAAGCTGCTGAAACAGAAGATAATAAGGGTGAGGAACAGCTTGAAGTCAAGCCCAAGGGTGACAAGAAGTCCTCACTCCACACATCAACAGATGAAGTGCCGGTGTCTGAGGAGTATCAGAAGCGGTCTCATGAGTTGACTTCGAAAGCTAACAAACATCATTTGTCTCATTTACGGTCTAAGATTAGCGACCGTGAAGATGAGATTCGTGCTGAGGAGCGTATGGCTGAAAAGAAGAGCAAAGTACCTGAGAAGTTTGATACTCAGGAAGCTCCTGCTGGTGTTGACGTTTAATCCTTGACATAACTCTACCTCTATGCCTAACTTACCTGCGAATAGTAGTGACTATATAAACACTACTGACTATAAGAAGCTTGAAAATAAGCTAACAGAAGTCAAAGCCATCCTTGATGATTTGACTGACAAGACAGTTGCGTCTCGTCGTCTTCGATATGCAGAGGTTGACATAGAGGTAGAGCGTGAGGCTGGTAGGATTCAGCCTGATGAGATGTACATTCCTGTACATACCATTGACACCAATATTCGTAGGGAACAACCTTCATACATCCAATACATCGCTGAGTCTCCTCGCGCTGTCATTCTAGAGGATGTAGATGATGATACTGTTGAGTTAGCTCCTCTNGANAAAGACTTNACAAAGAAGCTNNGGTATGATGGATGGCAGAAGCCTCTNTTTGCTACTATTGATGGCTTCCAAGCNAATGGATATGCCATTGTTGAAGTAGTNCAAGACCTCACTACTCCGGGTGAAATTGCCTGCGAACAGGTACAATCTAGTGACTTCTCATTCGTGTCTGATACACGCGACTTACAGGCTTGTGAGATGGTAGGAAGAACTTATCATTACACCAAGACTAAATTAATTTCTCTCTGTGGCAATCCAGAGAATCCTAAGGATGGTGATTGGGACAGAGACCAAGTGGATAAGGTAGTTAGCAAAAATTCTCCAGCTAGTAGTGCTGAGCCTCTTGAATCATCTGATGATAAAGATAAGTCTCTCTTTCGTATCCAGAAGATTATGTTCCGTGTGCAAGGAGTAGTACACGTTGGTTGGGCTTGTATTGGTGTTGGTGATGACTGGCTTAGGAAGCCGCGTCCTTTGTATATTGGTCGTAGGAAGCAAGCTGCTTCAGAACAGGCTCCTATGATGGGTCAACAGCAACAACCTCAGTGGGTTGAAGCTTATGAGACTGCTTATCCTTATATCTTATTCCAGTATCTTATCTCTGAGAATGACACTATCAGTCATTTAAAGGGGAGGATATTCCTAGACCAAGATGTTCAGGAAGGTATTAGTTCTCTACTATCTTCTACTGTCACACAAGCTCGTCGTGCTGCTGGTATGTATGGTAGTAAAGATACTGATGACCCTAATGATGACGTATTGATGCAGAAGAATGTGTTCTTTAAACCTAATTGTCTCATCAATAAGAAGGTTACATTCACTCATCTTGATGCTCCAGAAGCTGGTATCTTTAGTGCTATACAGATGCTCCAGTCCGGAAATCAAGCTGAAACGTCACAGGTTAACTTTGCAGAGAACAACAACCAGAGAGATAGTAGGAAGACAGCACAAGCTATTAAAGAGTCTCGTGCACAGCGTCAAGAGTTGACATCTACTCAGGTCGTCTTGTTCTCCCTAGCTCTCACCGAACTATATCAAAAGATGGTTGGTGTTATTAAGTCACGTGTACTTGCTGGACTTATTAAAGTGCGCCCTGACCTTATGCCTCTCTACCAGCGCCGGTTGATAGTTAAACCTTCTGGTGATACAGATGTTATTGAGAAGCAGCAGTTAGTTCAACAGATGACTCAAGCGTGGCCTGTTGTACAGAATACCGCTGCCGCACCTATCTTCATGATTGACTTGATTGAGATGATGTTTCCGGCACGGGCAAGTAAATACGTCCAAGCTATCCAACAAGCACAACAACAGCAGCAAAGTCAGCAAGCTCAGCAGATGCAACAGATGAAGCAGTTTGCTATTGGGTTAGGTCAACAGGTGATTGAGTTGTCTAAGCACGTTGACTGGTTCTCTGATGCTGGTAAGCTACATGCTGTACCTGTCATTGAACAGAAGGCTCAACAGATTGAACAGATGTTACAACAGTTACAACCCAAGAAAGGCCAAGCACAATGAACCAATATGGATTCGGAGGCTCTATGTCTCCTAAGACGCCTGAACAGAAGGCTCAGGAAGAGTTAGATAAGCAGATGGAGAAGCTACATGAAGAGTGGCTTAAACATCCAGTAACTCAAGATGCTCTTAAGATACTGTCTGCTAGAGCTACTGAGTTCCAGAAACAATTACAAGATGGGATATTGATTGAGAGTGACGAGACCAAAGAGCACAAACTCAGAGTCGCTATGAACACTCTCAAAGCAAGTCACATCTTGTTGTCAGACACCAAACAGTTCGTTCAACACTTAAACAAACAATAAACATATGGCCGAAATCGCAACAGCACCAGAACTAAAGACAGTAGTCGCTCCAACTATCAAACCAGTCGCTTCAACTACTCTTCCTAAAGAGGTAGAGGATAAAAGCTTCTCTGCAGATGACTTTGAAGTAGAGCAGCTACCTGAACAAGTTGATGATAAAGCTGCCAAACCTACTACGGCAGCGGAAGATAAGTCAACCAAGCCTAAGGTTGAAGAGAAGCCTAAAGTTGATGAAGAGAAGAAAGAGGATGAGGAAGAAGTAGTGGAGGATGAAGAAGAGAAGCCTAAAGAAGAGGAGAAGAAGTTACCCTCTTTCCTTAAGCCACCGAAGGGTAAAGAAGATGGTGTTAAGCCAGAGGATAAGGGTGGGGTGAAGCCTATTGTTCCAAAGGCTGGAGCTAGAGATTTCACTGGCTTTACAAAAGAAGAGGCTGATGCTGGTAGGCAAATGTCTAATGAGGCTTTTGCTATATATCAGAAAGCTCTTAAGACTAACAAAGAATTATCTACTCTTAAGAATCAATCCTACATTCAACACCCTGATGCATACGTCCTTGACCCCGAGTATCAACAGACTAGGACTGACTTAACATTTGCTCAGAAAGAGGCTAGCTATTGGGAACAACAGCTTATTAATATGTCTGAGAATGGGACTGAAGTTATCCCTCTGACAGGCTTTGATAGTAAGACTGGTGCACCTATCTGTGGTATACCTATCAAACCTAGCAAGGCACTTGAGCTTAAGTTGCAGCAGATGATTGGTAACTGTAATCAAGTGTCACAACAACTTCAAGGTAAACTACAACAGTATCCTACTAAGTATAAAGATACTGTTAGTACTGACTTGAAGGCTGTTGAAGACTATCGTGCACAACAGTTTGGTTGGGTTAAAGACCCCACATTGCTTGACTATACTATCCCAATTGAAGGTATCGGTGAACGCTCATTGAAGCAAGTGAGAGAAGATGTTCAAAGTATGTTACCTAAGTGGATGCACTCTCACCCTCTAGTTCCGGTACTTGGAGACTTAGTAATTGCACTCCGTATCAAGCAAGCTGAACTGGCAGAGAAATTATCTAATGCTGGTGTTGAGCAGATTAAGAAAGAGGAGCAAGAGTTAGTGGAACCATCCTCCAAGGCTAAGGCTACTGCTAAAGGTAAAGGAGCTAAAGTACACGGAGTGGATGAGTTTATTATTGACCCTAATCTAGGAGTCTAAAGGACTTGGCACGGAAATTGCTAGTAAGTATCTTGCTTCAACAGACGAAGGGCATCGTCACCGTGCTACTACTTTCTAAAGGGCATTAGAGCAACAGTTAAACCCTGTCTCTAATGCTCTATTGTTTTAGGGACTACAAAAGAAAGTAAATAATATGCCAGTGTTCTATAACCAGCCTGCTTCCTTCGGTAATGCTACCGTTGAAGATACAGCGCGGTTCAACCAACTCCCGTTCTACCTTGTTCGTAATGAGGTAAAACAGTTCCCCACGTGGTCAGTCTTTGACCAGTTATACGGCGACATTGATTGGCAAGCGAATGAAGGTAACACTATGAAAGGTGTTACTCCTCAGCGTTCTCCAGTCTCTCGCTCGTTCTTCCATCCGAACGCTATCACTACTGTCCCTAATAAGGATGTGTATCAAGTGACTGAATCGGTTGAACAGGCCGTGCTTTATATGCACGACTATGAATCCTTCCAGTTCAACTTCCTTCCTTCGTTCACTGTGTTCTGGAAGAACTACTTGCAGTTTGCTAACACTGATATCGTTCGTCAGATTGCTATCAGTAATAACCAGTTCATCGAGACTATGATGTGGGAAGGTTCTCCTTACTACTACATCGCTGGTGTTGGTCTCCAGTATGGTGCTCCTACTGCTCTTGGTAACGATGCCGGAACTGCTGCTAACAGTAAGACGTCTGCTTGGCTTGTTGCTGTTACTCAAGGTACTGGTGGTGTTGCCGGTATCTCTACTACTGGTCTCCGTCTCCGTGACGTGTTCAATGCGTTCATGGCTCTTCAAGAAGACTTGGCTGCTCCTGCCTTTGATGGCAGTAAGAACATGCCTAAGGATAATGAAGGCTTGAAAGGTAAGTATGTTCTCTTAGTTCCGTCTGAGGACTTCCTTAACTTCTCCTTCGACCCCGACGTGTTGAACAAACTTCAAGGTCTCGCTCCTTGTGACTTGAACCTGTTGTTCAATGACTTCAAAGGTCTCCTGTTCGGGTTTATGACCTGCAAGATTAACAAGTACCCTGTCCGTTACAATACGGCTGATGTGCTTGATAACGCTGGTAACGTCTTGTACGCGAAGGGTACTCCGGTTGCTCCTGAAATCTTCGATGCTACGGACAACAAGTGGAAACCTAATCCGTACTACACTTCACGTATCACTGCTCCGAATACCATTACTTGGATTCTGGGTGCTGACCGCGCGAAGACTATCAAGGTTGGCCCTCCGCCGAAGGAGTTTGCTACCACCAACATGAGTGCTAAGAAGTTCTATTCTATGCGCTGGAATGGTGAAGTTCAGTTGACTGACCAAGTTCTCATCTTTGATGCGAACGGTACTCCGTCTCTCAACAACTATGGCAAACAACTTAAGTTCATCAGCGAGTTGACTCATGGTTATCTCGAAGGTGAACGGCGTCATGCCTTCCCGATTCTGTCGAAACGCACCCGTCCACAGAATGTTGTCTAATCCCTAACAATTAACTAAAGAAAGACTCAATACAATGAAAAAGTTAATCATCTCCCTCGCTGTTGCAATTGGACTCGGTAGTGTTGCACAAGCTCAGAACCTTACGTTCTCTGCGACTGTTGCTACTAACACCATGTCCTCTCTTGTGACTGGCCCGTTCAAAGTCATTCAGTTGGTTGTAACGTCTACTGGCAATGCCTCTGGCTATCTGGTTGATAGTTACACTAACTCGACTGTCTATACTAATGCTGCATATACTAACATTGTTAGTTATGTCACTAACATGCCGGCTATCTACACCAATTACTTTGGTGTTCTTAGCACGAATGCTGACTACCTCGGCAATCGTAACGTGTTAGTTGATGTGACGAATAGTGTTGCTGCATCTACGAATAACTTGCCGTATGTTGCTGTGTCATGCACGACTACTCCTACTGTTGTGAATAACATGAACACGGTATACAGTCGTGGTGTTTGGTTTACGAACACCTCTGCTACTGGCAATTCAGTCACAGTAACGGTGACTGGTATCCGTCAATAATCGTGGTCAATCGTGGTGCTATCTGGAGCATGTCTCTAGGTAGCACCACTCTTCCCTTTCTTATTATGATTAGAACAATTGGAACTTGTGAAAAGAATATAACTCCAGTACCTGCTAATGCCATTGTAGTACCTGCTGGCGTCTCTAAAGAAGTCATACCTGATGGTTCCGGAAAACCTACTGAACGTGCTTATGCTACGATTCAGAATGTTGGAGCTAACATTGCTTATTATGCTTTTGGACAGACCTGTGATAATGTTAGTAACTTCCATGGTGTTCTTCCACAGTACTCTGCTGTTCCAATCCCCTCTGCTGACCAAGTGACTGTATTCAGTCCTGCTGGAACTACTATTGCTGTTACTATCTTCACTCGGGATGAAGGCATTTAATCTATGAAATTAACTCTTTTAGCTTTACTTGCTAGCAGTGGGCTAGTATTAGCTGGCCCTGTTCCTGTTGTATCTGGTGGTGGAGGTTCTAGCACGTTGCCGAGTTATGTGGTGACGAACGCGCCCCTTAACATTAACAACGGTGGCACGTTAACCAACTTAATGGCGACAAACCTTGTTGGCTCACTTCCAGTTGCATCGCTGCCGACTGGATTATCAACCAATGCCTTATCCTACAACGCTTCATTTATACCATCGTTAATCGCTACCAACCCGCTAAAGCAATCAAACCTCTACATTGGGTATAATGGAACATATGTTAACATGTATGGTGACTCAGTTATGATGGGAGCCCTGTCAGACCTACCATCACCAACTGGATTTGACCATTACTCATTCGGTGATTATGTCCGTGTCCTTTCATCCTCTAACTACATGGCGGCTGGCTCTGGTTCCGCAATAGCGACAAACATCAACTGGGGCTGGCCCATTAGTGGTGGAAATGGATACACGCTTGACTACATGTTTGGTGGCCAAAGCCTGACCAACGTGTCCCTTGCATATCAGGTTCTTATTGAGGCTGGGGTTGCCGACATTTTGATAGGCAACTGCAACTCTAAATTTCCCACTCCCGACCTTTATTATTACAGCCTAATCACAAATCTTGTCGCGCAGCAGCTAGTCAAATTTGGAAGGTCGACTAGAACAGTAATTTGCACACCCGTTGGTAGCCAGACAGCCAGCGCGTGGACCAATAATCATCCGTGGCTGTTCACTAACTTATTCACATTCATAAGGTCAGGTGTTCCACAGTTCAACCTAACAAACCTTAATAATTACGCCGGAACCAATGCGGCTGGATTCGTAATCACCACCAATCTTGATACCTACGATAAATATGTCACTTATATCTACAATGTTCAAGTTGCGTTGTTAAAGTTTGCCGCAACCTACGGCGGGTCAAACTATGTTGACATAGCTCGTTTTGACAATATGCAGACTGCATATGGAGCATCTTCTCCCGATGGCTGGCATCCGAACACAGGGATGCAAGTCGAGTTCGGTAAGCGGGTTTATGATGCGTGGTGGAACTCCAAAAAGGATTACACGGAGGTTCCGATACCACAAGGTTTCTTCTTGGTGAGCAATGGGTTTGGCCCCAATACTCTGTCACGAACCTTGCCAATCTCACAGATTCCTACCAATGTCGTGCCGTCCATCGCCTTCCAGCTACATGACCAGACCAACAGCTACACGGCGACCACGACCTATTCTGCCCTGACCAACTACACGACCTTGCAGAATATGAGGTCTGACATTTTTGGCGGTAATCTATCTGCTGGATACATCACGAATCTGGTGAATGGCACATACTTGATTTCATTCAACTGCTCTGTCCGGTTCGGAGCAAATAACACCGAAGCCATATTCACCGTCCTGACGAATGGTGTTGATGCTGGTATCGAAAGCTGGTGGGGTGGCTCTAATCCGGCCTCGGCTACCTCCGGCTCTGCCATCGGTGTCCTCTACCTTCCAGCCAACAGCACGATTTCGGTTGGTGTGAAAGTCCAGTCCGGCACCTTGAATATAACCAATGTCGCTGGCGGATTGATTGTGACGAAGCAATAAACCTTGTTGTTATGCTAGAACTCTTCGCTAACTTGTTAAAGGCTACAATGGAAAAGACAAACAAACATGGAAAGGAAAGCATAAACACACTCCTCTTGTTAGCTGTTCTTTACCTAGGTTATCAAGACCACTTGGCGATTGTGAGGAATACAGAGCAAACAACCGCACTTGCTCATGCGCTTAAGTGGAAGTTGAACATTAATGTCAACGAACAAAATGGTCGCCCTGTCAATGAAAGTAAACGGTATGATGCCTCTGACATATCGTTTGCAGAAAACAACACAGAGACAACAAAGAGAAAGAACTGATAGTATGTTAATGAGTCTGTTAAAAAGCCAAACTGTTCGCAACTGGCTATTGCGTCGTCTAGCTACCGCTGCTGGTGCTACACTAGTGACTAGTGGCTTGTTGAACCAATCACAAGTAGCTGATGCTTCTGGTGCGTTGTTAGTGTTAGCATCTGTCGCCCACTCACTGTGGGAGAAACGTGACCAGATTAAACAAGAGATTGCTGACCTAACCAAATAACAATATGAAGAAACTCTTTATCATTCCGTTGCTAGTGTTGTGTGGTTGTGCCAACACTCAGATTATCCAGAACTCTCATGTCTCTGGTGTTAAGACAAGTGCCGGAATTCCTATCCCGTTCTCTGGTGGCCAATCATTCTTGACTGTTAGCTTGGCCGCTGGTGATATCAAAGACAATGTAATTGTACAACCGACTAGCACTAACACGTTGAATGTCGGTGCTGTTACTATCGCACAGAACACTTATTCAACTGCTGGTGTCAATGGTAATGCTGGTACTAATAACTCTGCCGGTATTGCTACATTGCAACATGACCAGAACATCATTAGTACGACCGGTAGTGTCAATTCTACTAATGGTTCAGTGAACATCACTCACTAACACAATACTATGTCAGAGCAAACCCATCCACCGTATGCTGCAGGGAGTAAGACTATCCCTCGTACGCTTATCCGTTGGCTAGATGTTAATGCACAGAACGGACAGCTGACTCGTACTCAGACGTTCATTACTTTGCCTAACTTTAATCAAGGGATTTCAACGTGGAATGGGTACTCTGACATAGTGGCTTCTTTCAATATTGAGTCACCTAATGCTTTCTCTCTACTAGGTCTTAGTAAGAATGTTCCTGTCAATCCTAACTACACTCTCACAATATCATACCGCATTGGCGGTAAAGTGACTCGCTACTTACTGTGGGATGCTGTTGGCAGTAACCTCAACCAGAACATAGCTGCATATACTGGTCAACCTATAATGAAGAATTGTAGGTTTGAAGTATGGAATACTTCACAAGGTGTAGCTAGTCAGACAAATGCTGCTACATTATATACATCAGTTGCTGGTGGACAAGATTATAGGTATGGTACTGATATTGTATTAGTCAATCCTGATACTGAGAATAACTCATTTGCTAACACACAAACGGTGCAAGTTGTTAATCCTTTTGACCAGTTCGCTATACCTTACTTAGGCAACGGTGCATACTTTGATAATAGCGGTAATCTTGAGGTTCCGGCTAATGACCCTAACAATAACATCCTTAACCCTACTGCTGGAGTAATAGACTTGCCTCTGTTAACATTTAACTCTAATGCTGCTTTCTCAGAGGAGGTTATTCAAGGAGACTATTACCGTCAAATGGTAGTAGCTGGCTCTTATGGAGGTTTTGAACTTGGCCATTGGAATGGTACTACTCTTACAAATGCTCAGTTTACACTTACTATAAGTGGCAACTCTGTTACAGCTTCTTATTTACCTACCAGCAAAAGCATAACAATAAACTATCCTACAGCATCAGGTGAGATAACTATAGCTGTACTATCATTCTTGTCTGGGACTACACTAACACTAAGTGTATACAACGGGTCTGGAATACTACAAGCTACAAGCAGCGTTAATACACTGGTGGTAAGCGATTTCAGAGATGCTGTATCCAATGCACTAGCCATCAAGCTAGCTCCATCTTGTGTTAGAATCTTGGGCATGGTACTCTGTGGTGGTCTCAGTAGTGCATTACCCGCTCCTCAAGATATTGCTGGTTACTTTGCAGCATTACAGGGTTTTCAGCTACCTCTAACATTTCCGGCAACCTCAGTCAGTACAACAAACTAACATAATATATGAATTCAAATGACATTAATGTAGGCTTAGACCCTACTGCTTTTACTTCAATCACTGGTGCTCAGTTGGCGCAGATGGTTAATGGTGCTACACCTTCGTCTGACCGTGGTTTTGTCCTGCTTACTGTTGACCAAGGTGGTGTACCAGTTATCCCTGATGCTGCTGGAACTCTAGCTTTCCAACGATATCTGTGGACTCGTATCTCACCAGCTACCAATTCTACCTCTGTCTATGTCTGGAATCCTAACCAGTCATACGTGTTAGCATACCCTGACAGCTTTGGCAATCCAGTATTGGTGAATACTAACTGGAATCCTATTACATTAGCTAACATTCCTGCTGGCTCAATTCAAGGGTATCAAATAGCTAACGCTACAATTCCGGCAACTGCACTCGCTGGCGGAATTAGCTTAGCACAGATATCGGGGTCTGGTGCTTTATTGACAACTGCTACCACACCTACTGATGCTGATATCACTAACACCAGTTCGTTTGCAGCTGGCCTTACTATCTCTCCTAGTGCTGTAACGTCTAACAAGATTGCAGCTGGTGGTGTACAGACTGTTAATATCGGCGCTAACCAAGTGACTCCTGCTAAGATAAGTGTATCTGGCGCTGTCAATACGTACATGACAGACCTCACTGGTGCACTACCGGCTTGGACTGCGATTCCTAACATCTTAACTGGATTGGCTAATCCTAGCAATACCGGAACTGATGATGGTAAAGTAGTTGTCGTTGACAGTGGTGCTGACGGTAAGTTTAAATATGTTGCTGGCAGTATACCTACTAAGGCTACAATTGATAATCAAGCCATACCTGCTGCTGGTGGTACTAAAGCTATTGCTCATGGTTTCACTGGTATACCTCACTCTGTTCGTGTAGTCTTGCATTGTACTGCTAACGATGCTTCTAGTGCCTATGTTGCTGGTGATGAAATTGATATTGTTTCTCTCGGTAATACTAACTATAGTTGGGCTATTTGGGTTGATGCTAACTACATCAATGTTGTTAGGAATAACCTTGCAACCAGTATCTATGTTCTCAAAAAATCTGATGGTACTCTTGTTACTGTATCTTCAGCAGCTAACTTCACGTTGAAAGCCTACGCAGTCTACTTCGCATAATCATATGCCTGTCTCATACATACTCTCTCAAGCTGGTAGTAAGATGGGGCTTAACCCTAATGCTACTGCCAGCAGAGCCACACTCTTACGCTTCCTAAACGAAGCTGCAACAGAACTATATGACCAGAGCGACCCTCCTGGGTCTCTTATGGAACAGGTGTTCAAAGTTAATGGTGACCAGACCATAACTTGTCCATACTATGTGGGCGGTATTAGAGGAGTTAGAGAGGTTGATAGTCAAATAGCTTGGTCTATCAATCAGATGCGTCCTCGCTACAATCAGTTCAACTGGCCTGATAGTTGGCGTAATCTACGGTTGAAGAATGTGCAAGCGTTAATGTCAACAGTCACTAATACATCTGTTGGTGTATTGACTGTTGCTAAAGTTGAGACTCCTGTGGTTCAAGTAACAGTTACCGGACCCACTGCAACAGGTTCATCTGTCAGTGAGACAGTCAGTATGACTGCTACTACTATGCAGACTGTTAATCAGTTCTTAGACTATACGTCGGTCAAGAAGAACACAGTTAACAACTATGATATCACACTGTCTGATATAGATGGTAAAGTATTAACCATTATTCCTAACAATTGCTTAGCTGCTCAATATCAGATTCTAGATGTTAGTATCTGTCCTTGGCTTTCAGTATCTACTAACAAGCTGGAGCACTACGTTGAAATTCTCTTTAAGCAAGCTCTTACATCATTGAAGAATGACAATGATGAATTCATCTTCGGACAGAAGTATGATAACATCTTAGTCAACAAGATGATTCAGTTATGGTATGAGGAACAAGGTAAACCAGAGTTAGCTAGTGCCTTTGACCAGAAAGCTACTCGTTCTCTCGCACGTAAGACTGAAGACCAGAACAGAGCAACAGAAGATATGATTGCAGTTGTAGCTCATCCTCACGACGTTTTGCTTCCACGTGTCCGCGCCGGAAGAAAGAAGTATTACCGTGGCTATGGTTCACGTGGTTATGGCTTCTAAAAGACTATGAGTGAAATCGTAACTCAGAAAGGTTCAGAGTATAATCAGTCCTCCTTCATTGGAGGAATGAATCTCTTGCTAGATGATACTCGACTACAACCTAACCAATACAGGATTGGGTTTGACTTGACCAATAGATATGATGTTCTAGACCCTGTCTTAGCGTCTGAACTAGACCACCAGATGCCTAATGGTATTGTACAGGAGCTTGTCACATTCGGTAATTACATCATAGTCTTCGTCTCAGGCTCTGCTTACTACCGCTACTACACTGAGATAGCTTGGACACAGATTGTTGGATTCAAAATGTCTCCCACAGCATCTAGGTATTGGACTGTAGCTGTTCCTGTATCTACCACGAACTATGTAAGGTTTGCCGCTGACGCAGTGACTCTTACTACTGGCAATGTAGCTAACCCTGCTGGTGGTATCAATGTACTCAATGTTGCTGGCTCATTCACTGGTAATTTGCCCGGACTTCTTGTACAAGATAACATCAATCAACCTGTATTCATCTTCCTCGATGCTCTTGGTGTACCTGCCTCTCGCATTACACAAGACTATAATAAGTGGATGATTACTTATACAGATGAACACAATACTGTTCTAGCTAAGAAGGGGGATGCTAGAGAGTATGTTCCTATCGGTAATTGCATGGCTTGGACTAATGGGATTCTATTCATAGTGTCACAAGACTTCAACAGTATCTACCGCTCTGTGTCTGGG